ACGCGCAAGTTTGATTTAATATTTATCGATGGGCTGCATGAGTACGACCAGGTAAAGCGCGACTTTGAAAACGCGCTAAAATGCTTAAGCCCTAATGGGATTATTATGCTGCACGACACGTTGCCTGACAATGAAAGGGCTACTCTTGTGCCGCGGCAGACGAAGATATGGTATGGCGATGTTTACCGCTTAGTGCTTGACCTTGCAAGCCGCAGCGATGTGAAGCTTTTAACTTTAGATACTGACTGCGGTTGCACGTTAATATGGCGAGGCAACAATGTGCCTAAAAAGTACGATCTTACTTGGGCCAGCTATTTGGAAAACAAAAAGGCTTTTAATATCATTTATCCGCATGAACTTAAAAATTACTTTTGAGACTCACGGCAACGACAAGCAAAAGCTATGCGCTCAAAAGTGGCTAGACGATACTACCACGGACATAGTTTACGGTGGGGCTAAGGGCGGAGCCAAATCCTATACAGGCGCTTCACTGGTCTTTGGCGATGCTTTGATATATCCTGGCACCCATTACTTTATTGCTAGGGACTCGCTAAGCGATCTCAGGAAGTACACGATACCCACCATTTACGAGGTCTTTCAAAATTGGGGATTGCACTCCAAATACCACAGCTTTAACGGACAGGATAATTACTTTAGGCTTTACAACGACTCCAAGGTCTTTTTAATTGATGCGGCCTATCAGCCACGCGATCCGCTTTACCATAGGTTTGGATCAATGCAAATGACTAGGGGCTGGATTGAAGAGGCGGGGCAATTTAAGCTGGCAGCTAAAAACAACCTTGCCGCCTCCATTGGCAGGTGGAAAAATGATGTTTATAATCTTAAGGGCAAGCTATTGCAGACGTGCAATCCGGCTAAAAACTACTTATATACCGATTATTATAAGCCTTTTAAAGAGGGTAAGATGCCTGACTATAAGGCTTTTATTATTGCATACCCGCAGGATAATAAGATGCTGGCACCTGGTTATATCGACAACCTTATGCAGATATTGAGTCCACATGAAAAGCAGCGGCTTATATATGGCAACTGGGAATATGACGACGACCCGACGGCGCTTATCGAGTACGATAAGATTATAGACATATTTACCAATACACATGTGCCGTCAGGCGACGGTAAGATAACGGCCGATATAGCGCGACTTGGTGGGGATAAGATTGTGCTTATTGAGTGGGACGGCTTTAGGGGCAAGGTAAAATGGTATGAGCGGCAAACGCTGGATAAGACAGGCAAGTTAATTGAAGAGGCGAGGTATAGATTAGGCATAGGTGTAAGCGATGTGCTAGTGGACGAGGACGGCATGGGCGGTGGTATTGTTGACTTTTTAAAGGTGCGTGGCTTTGTCAATAACTCGAGCCCAGTGGAAAGTCCAGACGCGCCCTTTGAGGATGGTAAGCGCGTAAAAGAAAACTTTGATAATCTTAAGTCGCAGTGTTACTTTAGATTATCCGACCGAATAAATAGAAATGGATTATTTTTACAATGCGACGAAGAGGTAAAAGCGTGGATTATTGAGGAATTAGAGCAGGTGAGGCAAAAGAGTTTAGACTCAGACTTGAAAAAGGGAGTTTTGCCCAAAGATAAGATAAAAGAGATTTTGGGCAGGTCTCCCGATTTTGCTGACGCCTTAATGATGCGCGAGTACTTTGAGCTTAGACCTAAAAAGGGATTTGTCGCAGCCACATACTAAAACAAATTAAATGGATCTTTTCGGGCGCAAGCGGTTTGACAAATATCTTGAGACAGTAAAGCAGATGCAAGACGCAAGGCTATCGGCCTTTATGTCCAAGTTTAACACGACACTTTTTCCCCATTACAAGTCACTGCGCGAGCAGATGGTATTTCAGACAATGGACGACGTTTACTCTATCGTTTCACGTCTTGCGCTGACGGCCGGAATGATCCCATATTACGCCGAAACGGCTGACGGCGAACAGTTGCCGCCAACCGATAAGACAAATTATGTGGTTAACCAGTTGACCTTTGAGATGAAGGAAAAAATACACATGAATTTGCTTATAAGTGGCGAGGTCTTTTTATACAAGGAAAGACTTGACGCGGGGGTAAATGCAGGGCTTTATAAGCTAATTTGTCTTAACCCTGTTAACGTGGTTGTAAACGTCGAAGAGACGTTCCCTTTTAATATCATTAACTATACCTATCAAGATATAAACGGCGGCGTTGCGTTCCCTATTGCTTTTGAGGACATGGTTTATGTAAAGCTTGAGAACCCAGGCGCTAGCCTTAGCGATATTAGGGGACTCAGCCCTATTAAAGTACTTGCTAATAGGCTTACCCGGGTGCAGGCAAATCTTGACGTATCAGTCAGCCAACTGCAAAATGGCGGTCTGCCGGGCGTACTATTTGACAAGTCGCCAATGTTTACGCCTGACCTCGCCAACCAGCATAAGGAAAACTTTGGTCGTTTCTTAAATAACTCGTCAAATAAGTCGGCGCCTTATATTATGGGTGGCGATGTGGGATATGTACCCATAGGGTCGACCCTTGCTGACCTTGATTTAGCCAGTCTTGCCGACATCGACTTTGACAAGATATGTAACGCTTACGGGGTAAGCTCGACATGGTTTAATAACAAATCAGCCGCCACCGAGTCAAACGTAAAGGAAATGATTAAGCTTGTTTATACTAACGCAGTCCTGCCAAACGTCATGCGCATACAGGACGCCATAAACAACCAGGTAATGCCTGAGCTTAATCCTAATGCACGGATATGCTATGATATAAGCGATATACCTGAGCTGCAAGATGACTTTAACGCTAAGGCCAATACTTTTGCGGCCATGCCGGTAATTATACCCAATGAGGTAAGAGAGGGGATGGGTTATGAGCGCATCGACGACCCTCTTTTTGACCAACCTTTGATAAAGCAAGGTTACCAACTTTTGTCAGATTTAGTCGTACCGCCTGACGTTCCAATGACAGGCGATTATAATCCGCCCGCATGAGTTTAGAAATGACAGTTGATTACGTTCTCCGTAGCATGGAGAGGGCCATTATGAAAGAGGTCCCTCCGGCCTCGTGCCCGGTAAAAGAGTCAAAAAACAAATGGATGCGGGATAAAATAAAGGAGATTATTAGCAAAAAAATATTGTCACTCAAACCTGGACCCGAACAAACCAAATGAAGTATTGGCTTGAATTTAACCGACTTACTAAGAAATATGAGCGTCAGTATACGCCTAAGTTTAATAAGGCGTTAAAAGCTCAAATAAAATCTTATATAGATACAGGATATATCGATGCTATTAACTCAGATGAGATATATCAGTTGCTTACTGAATTATATAATAAAGTAGGCGTTAGCTGGGCTTTTCAGTCTGGCAGATATGTCAGAGCTAAAAAGGCTCGTAAGCCTCTTGGCTTTTCAAAAAGGATAATTGATTTATTGCAGTCTCAATATGGCATTGATTTGCTTAATATGAGTAAAAATATTGAGAAAACAACCAAAGACCAAATTAGAGCAGTATTAAAAGAAGCAGAGGCAAATGGATGGAGCTTTGAGGAAATAGTAAAAAGATTAGAGTCTCCAAATCTTACTGCTTCAAGGGCTATGCTTATATCAAGGACTGAGGTTATAGGTGCTGCCAATGCCGGGGCTATGGCTAATGCTATGGATTTGGGAGCTACCACTAAGGTATGGATAGCGGCTATCGACTCGCGCACGCGTGCGGACCATGTTAAACTTGATGGTCAGCGAGTGGGGTTTAATGAATATTTTAGGGTAGTAGATAAAGACGGCATTACACGTCAATTGATGCAGCCTGGAGATAAAACAGGCGGAGCAGCTCAAGTATGCAATTGTCGTTGTGCGGTAGGGTTTGAATAAAAAAATAAATGGTTTAAATCAGTTTAATTAAATTTGCATCGATGTTTAAAGCGTTTAAATCACAAGTAAAAGACATTGACGAAAAAGGCATTGTCGTCGTGGCGGCAAATGCTTTTAATAACGTCGACAGTCAAGGCGATATATCAATGCCCGGCTCGTTTTCTAAGACCATAAAGGAAAACTTTGACCGAGTAAAATGGTTTCTTAACCATGACACCACCCAGCTGTTAGGCGTTCCCATATCAGCTACCGAGACGCCCACGCACCTGCAAGTGACAGGGCAGATAAACCTTAAAAAGGATATTGGCCGCAATACCTACGAGGACTATAAGCTTTATGCCGAATATGGCAAAACCCTTGAGCACTCAATAGGCGTAGATGCAATCAAGTACGACATAAAGGAAAATATCCGCAAGGTAAGTGAGTGGAAGCTATGGGAGTTTAGCACACTTACCAACTGGGGAGCCAACCCCAATACGCCCATGCTGGCAATAAAGAGCGATATATCCGAGAACATTAATTGGCTCGAGCTTAGCATGAAAAAGGCAAATTACACCGACGAGAAATTTCGTGAAATACAAAAGGCCCTAAACCTATTAAAATCACTCACTGAGCCGGCAAGTACCACTCAGCCCGAGCCGATAGATTGGAGGGGACTTACAAACCAATTTATTAAATCTTTAAATTCCTAAAACACATGGAAGTAACAAAAGAAGGCGTTTTGGGCGAGCTCAACAATATCAAAGCCGCACTGGAAGCCAAATTTAACGAGAAAGCCGAAGCTCAAGGCAAGAACCTCGACGAGAAAATCGCCGAAGTAAATAAGAGCATCGAAGCCATCCAAAACAGTAAGCCCGAAGTAACGGCCGAAGATTTGAAGGCTGTAAAAGAAAATCTTGACGTGACTATCAAAGCCCTTGATGTCGTACAGAGCCGCATGAAGTCTGACACCTACAAAGGTGGCTACAAGTCGACTCCAACAACTTTGGCTGAGGTTATCGTTAAGACAATGGACGAAAACAAAGCTGAGATCGTAACTGACAGCAAAAACAAAAACTCTAAGTTTACTATCAAGGCCGTTGGCGACTTTTCCATCGCTAACTCACTGACTGGCAACATCCCCTACACTTACCGTGATGGCTTGGTGCCTGCGCCTTTTGAGATGGTTCACGCGCGTAATATCTTTGCCGTAACTCCATCCGCTACTGACTCTTACCATTTCTATCGTCACTCTCAGGGCGAGGGTACTATAGACTTTCAAAAGTACGAGTACGTATCTAAGGCTCAGATTGACGAGGACCTGACCGAGGTAACAGTAAACCTGGACTACCTTGCTGGTTTCATGAAGATCAGCCGCAAGATGCTGCGCAATTTCCCCGCGTTGCAGTCTTACATCGGCCGTTGGCTGCCCGAGCGCTACTACAATAGAGAAGATACCAAAGCGTATCAGACTCTTATTGCAGCCGCTACCGGTGCTACCGACACAAGCGGTACCGATATACTGTCTCGTATTATCCGCACCATCGGCGCTCAGCGTCAGGCTAAATACAATGTAAACGCCATCATCGTTGACGGTAATGTATGGGCTAAAATCCTTACGTATAAAGCTTCAACGTCAGGCGAGTTTACTATGCCTATGGGCGTTGTCACTATCGCTCCAAGCGGCCAATTGGTTGTTTGCGGCGTCCCTGTTTACGTTGCATCATGGGTTGGTGGAGACGAGGCTATCGTCTGCGACAGCCGTTATTTCGAGATCATCCAGAGCGAGGGCCTCAGCCTTCAATTCTTTGATCAAGATGACAACAACGTACAGGTTAACAAGGTGACTGTCCGTATCGAGGCAGCCGTTGGTTTTGCAGTGCTTGACCCGGCAGCTTTCAGCGTACTCTCTTTGGAGTCTGTTTCATAGTTTGACATTTGCTAATTTCAGGCCCTGCTCTCTTTAGGGCAGGGCTTTTTAAATTTTATGTATGGACTTTTATAAAAACATTGACAAGCTGAGCGATTATGTGGGCGTCACCTATAACCAGGTAACGGACGTCCAGCGGGCAGCAGTGGTTACCGAGCCGGTTACGCTAAGCGAGGCCAAAGATTTTGCTAAGGTATCGGGCAGCACTGACGACGCTATTATTACTGCTTTGATTACGGCAGCTCGCGAGATATGCGAGAAATTTACAGGCGTAAGCATGGTCCAAAGGACTATAACAGCTTGGTTTAATAACTACAACGGAGGTACCTATCTGCCCTATGGCCCCGTAACGGCTATTACAGGCGTATACGACGCCGATGGCAACTCAATAGACTATGAGGCGCAGGGCGGTGATTTTAGGCAAATCCTAAGCCCTAGAACGACGTTAAAAGCCATATATACAGGCGGTGCCGCCACTTGCCCTGAGATATTTAAAACGGCCATTAAAGCTCAGGTGGTTTTTATGTTTGAGAACAGGGGGGATAGCCCTGAAGCTATGAGCCCTATCTCAATTATGTTATTAAAGCCATACCAACAAAATGTATAGCCAATTATATAAAATCGGCGATTTAATATACCGCCCAATTGTGGAAAACTGGACATATAGCCAGGATGCGGGAGGTGGCGTTATTAAGACCCTACAAAATGCCCATTATGTTTGGGCTAAGCTGGAACCTCTGACAGGCACCTTTAGCACAGCCTTTGGCAAAATGAATTGGGTGTATGGGATGCGGATGATATGCCGTCAGGATGCGCTTTTAAGCTCTGCCAGCACCGTCGTTTGGGATAATGCCCGCTGGGCGGTAAAAAGCGTTATCAGCATTGACGGCCGTTTTAATGAGGTGCAGCTTGAAAAGGCGGAGACGCAGCTTGTAAGCCCATCAGTGCTGCCAGCCATCGCTAACCCATACTTTTTTACCTATGAGGCGACAGGCGGCGAAAGCTCATTTGTTGAGGCATCGATAATTGGCAAGACCGTTTTTGGCGTATATAAAGACGGCACGGCTAAGGCTATAATTGTCACTGGCAGCCCCGATACTGACGAGGTGCTTTTTGACTCAACTACCGGTACATTTACTTTTGGGATGGCTTTTTATGCAAATGAAAAGGCTATAATACAATTTGTTTAATGCCTACATTAAAAATAGAAGGTTTAAATTCTACGCTGGAAGCTGTGTCTGAAAAAAAATTATTTGATGCGGCTCAAAAAGCTTTGTCAGCTTATGCTTTAAAAGTAGACATGGATGCCAAAAGGCGCGTGCCTGTCGACATGGGGCGTCTTAGGTCAAGCATAATACCCGAAACTGGCAACTTGCAAAATCTAGAAATAAGTTTTACGGCAGGAGTAGATTATGCTGCTTATATTGAATTTGGGACAGGACCAGCGGCAGCTAAATACGTACCAAGTCTTGAGCCCGAATGGCAAGCAATAGCCTCTGCATATTATGTAAATGGAAAAGGCCGGATGCCGGCACGACCTTTTTTACATCCAGCCGTAATGGAAAACTTACCTTTATTTAATCAAAAATTTGACGAGTATTATGGTAGACCTTAACTACTCACTGCGCATAGCCTATTATTCAGCACTAAATACGTTAGGCGTGCCTGTTTATTATCAGTCTTTACCGCCTACGGTAAATCCTGAGAATTACATTTTATTTAGGTCAATATCAAATACCGACAGCTCCACCAAGGACTCAGCCGATACCAGCACTACTATTACGATTGAGATACACACAAAAACTGATCAGACAAATAGGGGGTTAAATGCCGATACAATGGCCCGCGATGTATATAATCGCATATATCCAAATAAGCACGATAACCTCAGTATTTCAGGTGGACAAATATTGTCCACGACTATCGTTTCCGATGATGTCCAAAACTTTCAAATAAACGCTAACGAAGCTTATATATCGAGATATATAACCTTTAAACATATTATTTATCAATCATCAGATATTTCTTAATTTTAACCCAAAATAAATAATACAATGGCTCAACACAAGGTATCAGGTAACGATGTGCTGCTTTTCATAGGCACGGATGGAAACACTTATAACACAGTCGTTTGCCTCACTTCAAACGCTATCACACGTGCAAGGGCAATTATCGAAGCCAATACTAAATGTGGTCCTGATAGTCTGCCTGGAACCCCCTCCAATACACTGTCATTTGAGGGACAAAATATGTACGACCCCAACGCCGGCACGGTTAGTGTTGACGATTTGGATGATTACTGGCGTAATAACGTCACGATTTATTGGAAAATGGGTAAGGCTAACCCAGCGGTTGGCGACATTACCTATTCAGGATCGGGCTTTATCAGCCAGCTTGACGAGACTTATGCCCAGGATGCGGCGTCGACTTTCAGTGGTGCTATCGGAATTTACGGCACTATTGCAAAATCGACTGCTACGTCCTAACTTTGAGGCATGAGCTACATACAACTAACAATCGGAGGCAAGCCCCGCGGGCTTAAGTTTAATCAAATGGCAGTGCTGACTATGAGTCAGTATATTGACTACGACAACTTAGCTGCTACGTTTGGGTATGCCTTAATATACAGCGGTTTAAAAGCCAACTGTTATGTAAAGCGAGAGGAACCCGATTTCGATTTTGAAAAGGTCTGCGAATGGGTTGAAGAAATGAGCTATGACGATCTTATGAAAGTCAAGGATGTATTTGAGTCGACCCAAACTTTTAAGACGTTAAATGAAACAACGCAAACGTCCGAAAAAGAGACAAAAAAAAAGCAGAGGAAAATTATATCGAAGCCCACAAAGTAGCCCTTGGGCACTTGGGATGGTCGGAGAGGGAGTTTTATGAAAGTAGCCCTGAGAGTGTTTACTACGCTTTTCAGGGCTATTTTAATAAAAGAAAAGAGGACGAAAAAGTAATGCGTAACTTGGGATGGATTACCTATAAAGCAAATGGAGGTAAGACCAATAGCATTGATAAGTTTTGGCCTATTGATGTAATAAAAGAGGACAAAGCATTTACTTGGGGTGAAACGCCCGAGGAAGCAAAAGCAAACTATGAGGCTATTTTAAAAGCTCATAACATAAAATAAAAAATGGCAGGTTTAAAAATACCAATATCCGTAGAGCTAGGCAGCTCTTTACAAAACCTTAAAAAGACTCAAGATGGCTTAACAAGTATTTCAGGATCAGCCGATAAGGCTGGCCAATCTTTAGGAAATTTAGGTAAAGGCGGAGGACTTATATCAATTAGCTCACAATTAAAAGCCGCGCGTAATGAATTAAATTTAATCGTTGCGGCTGGAGATCAAAGCTCAGCAAGTTTTAAAGCTGCATCAGAAAGAGTATATGAGCTTGAAAAAGTATTAAAAGACGCATCAGAGGCTGCAGGCCGCGTTTCTATAAAAGAAATAGCTCCGCGTTTTGCAGCTAATTTAGGTATCGTTGCTGGATCAATAGGAAATTTAGCGGTAGGGCTTGACGCCATAGGAGTAAAAGGCGAGGATGCTACTCAAAAAATAGCCCAGTTGCAAGCTATTTTAGCTTTAAGTCAAACTGCCGCAGGGTTTGGGAAATTACAAACTGCATTAAATGATTTAGGAAAAGATAGCGTTAAAATATTTCAAAAGTTAGTTTCAGGTATAGTATCAGCAACGGGCGCATCCGCTGGACTTGCAACAGCTTTAGCCGCAACAGGCATAGGCGTTTTAGCAGTAGCTATTGGCGCTGCTATTAATGCAATAAATGAATATAATTCAGGTCTTGAGCAAGCCGCTGAAAGTACAAAAAAATTAAAAGAAGAAAACGAAAGGCTTAAAAACTCCCTTGATGAGATTATACCAAATTCAAATACATATATACAAACGCAAACCAAGATTATCGCTAATGAGGAAAAAATAAAAGATTTATCAGTAGATGCCGATAAAAATCAAAAAAAGATTAATAATCTAAAAAGAGAAAATCTTGATTTAGCAATAAAAACTGACAAAATTGAATTATCTAGCAAACAAGGTCTTTTAACTGCAAGTGAAGAGTTAACTATAAAAGCTAGAATTTTTAGGAATGAAAGAGCAAAAGAAAGATTAACACTTGAAGAAAATAAAAAAGCTGCCGATGATGCTGCCGAAGCTAATAAAAAATTACTTGATGCAATAAAGCGAGGAATTGAGCGGCTTGATTTTAGAAAATTTTTAGGAGAGGCAAAATATTTAGAATTATTTGGAGGCATAATCGAGCGATATAAATATAAACTCGAACAGTTAACGCAATTAAAGCTTAAAGCTAAAACGACGATTGAAATTGAAAATATCAATAAAAAAATTGATGAAATTCAAGGATATATTGATACGGCAGAAAATGGCGGATTAACAGTGCCTTTAAGACCTCGGGTGGTAATACCAAGCGGAGGTCTTATTATTAAATCAGATGTAGAAAAAGCGCAAGATGATATTGACAAAACCTTTGGACAAATATTTGAAAGTGCAGCAGAAAACGGCATCGGAAGTGCAGCGGAGGCTTTTGGTACTGCATTAGCTCAAGGGGGAGATATATTTGCGGCTCTTGGCCAGTCCGCGTTAACTAGTTTAGGAGATTTTGCTATTAACGTGGGTAAAGAGCTTTTAAAAATAGCCATAACGTTTGAGGCTATTAAAAAAGCATTTTCGGGACTTGGAGCAGGGGGTAAAATAGCAGTAGCCATAGCCCTTATTGCTGCGGGATCGGCTATAAAAGCATCGGTTTCTAGAAATGCTAAAAAATTGGCCACGGGTGGTTTTGTTGACGGCCCAGGAACCGAAACGTCCGACTCCGTTCCCGCCCGCCTTAGTCGTGGCGAGTATGTAATAAGGGCGCGGTCGGTAAGGCAATATGGAAAAGATTTTTTTGATAAATTAAACAGTGGGAGATTTCGAGATGGTGGCTATGTAGATCCTTTTGCCTCATATTCTCGCGCACTGGTTAACCGTATGGAAATTCCGTCAATATTTGAGCCGGAAAGGTCGCGCGCGCTTGTCAACCGCCCGCTGCCACAAGTGCCGACGACTCGCACTGGCTCGGTGTCCATGTCGCCTGACAATACCTTTGGCGGAGTTATAGCGGAGACTAGGATAAGCGGTCAGGATCTTAAAATAATTTTATCACGCGCCGACAGGCGATACTCAAACGTAACATGATTTGGGATAATTATGGCCTTTATGCCTCAGGGGCTTTTGACTCTTTACCCCAAAATGGGCAGACAGTAAGATACGATTTTAGAATATACCGAAAAAACTATAAAGGCACGGTATACGATCTTGCCTGCGCAAGCGACGCCATAATACATCGATACCTGACTGACGACCCAGTAGCGCCTATTAAAGGGTCAGAGATTGAGCTTAATTTAATAAACTCGGGGTCAACGCCATTGAGTTTATTTTATTCCGAAGAGGATGATACTTATAAAATAGAAGTTGACGCAACTTTTGACGAGTATGATGCAATCAGTGGCAGCATAACAGTTACAAAAACAATATTTAGCGGCTATTTAGTACAAGAGGACTGCACCGAGGTTTTAAATGATTTTGTGCATGAGATTAAGCTCGTATGGACCGATAATCTTGGAGTAATTAAAGACTTAGATTTTGAGTCAGCAAATAAGGTAAGTCCACCGCTGGCAACTGCTCAGCGTCAGGATATTATGGCCGTATCTATATTAGAGGAAAATTATAGTTTAAATATAGGTGAAAGGCTTTATGTAAGTAAGACCACCGGCTCGCCACAAATTGGAGATTTTGTTATTGTTCAAAGGGCAGGCGAGCGCAACGGCACATATCAAATTTTAAAAATTGAGCCGCATCCGACACTGCCGGGCTATTGGCTTTATATAAAAGAAAAGCCTAAAGGCGCTAACTTATCATCGACAAGTGCATTAGTTACTTATATAACTGCATCGGATATTTATTGGCGTATTAAATTATCCGACTGCATAAGGATTTGCTTAAATGGTACTGGGTTGCCTTTAGAAATTTTTTATCAAGGGTCACTAACAGCCGTTTATAATACAACAGTATATAGTAAATTTTTAGAAAATGTTTATGTCGACGCTCGCACTTTTTTAAATAATGGCACTTGGGACTCATGCTATACCGTGCTTGAAAAAATATGCACAAAGTTTGGATTAACTATTTTTCAGGCCGACAACAAATGGCATATTGTAAGATGGAATGAGCTTAGATATTACTCCAACCAAATGACAGTATATAAGTACGACCGTTATTTTACTTATGTAGGAAGTCAAAGCTCATATAATAAAATATTTAATTTGGCTCATGGTGAAGTCGAGGCTGGGGCCAGCGAAACATTGGTAAGACCTTATCAATTCTACGCTGAAAATTTTAAATACGAAGCTTTAAGTAATAATTTGCTCAATGGTAATTTGCAGTCTCTTGGAGTATTTATTAGGCGTACGTCATTTACAACGGATGGCGTAGCTTATTACGATTATGAATATGAGGCGCCTGGATATGACCTTATCGCTGGACTTGCCAATACTTACGAAGTACATATACATATTATTAAAAAGCAAGTTGACCTATCTGAGGTAGATCGCTTTTTAAGGATAAGACAAATAACAGGAACTGCTGCTGTTGAGCGCAAGGTAATACGTACAAATAAAATTGAGGTCAACGAGGGCGACCGCATAAAAATTACTTATCAGAGTAATCCTTGGAATACAGGCGGAGCCAATATTTATACATTTTTTCAAGTAGAAAAAGGCACAGCGTCGGCAGATAAATATTTTATTAATGGCGTAAAAAATGATGACGATCAAAACGGATGGACGGACTTGACATCATTAAATTTTTCGTCCCCGGCCTTGCGCCCTCCGTATAGGCCGTCAAGCTCTTCGCTTTACGGATTTTTGCCAGAAAACGCAAAGGTACCAGCCACGGCTAATGACATAGTCATTGACAGTGAGGCCATACCATTTGATGGCATTTTTTACATTTATCTTGGGATTAACTCCATACAAGACCCGGCGCTGCATGATTATAGAAATTTAAATGTAGAAATAATACCAGCTACCGAAGGCACGCCCGATTTAATTGGCCATTTAAACAAAGCTTTTATTTCTAAGACGATAAAAAATACTAAAACCGCTGACATTTATTTAGATAGTAATATTAAAAATTATCGACGCGGCACATTGTTTTTTAATGTTTTGCAAAATTTAATTAATGTAAGAGCTACGATTTGGCGCGATGGGATCACGGCTACGGATTATAATTTAGGTACTATTACAACTGAGCAGATGGAGTACTATAAGGATAAGGTAAGGTCAAAACTTGAGTTAAATTTTTTCCCATTAATTAAAACAAATTTTGAGCGCACTACCTTTTTTAATGTAATCAATTTTGCCCCTAAAAGCGATAGGTATTATATCTTTGGAAAAGCAGATTTTAATCTTAGGACAAATCAATGCCAGGCTACTTTATATGAGATGTGGAAAACAGGAGAGGCTGGAAGTCAAGGTATAGCCACTGACCCTGAGATTAAGTATGAATTTAAATATTTATATAAATGAGTTTAATACGCGGCGATAATGTCATACTTTATGTTTACGACGGTGGCTTATGGAAGCCAGTCGTATGTGGGCGTAGCTGCACGCTAAATACTACCGCTGGGACAATAGGTACCTCAATTACTGGCAGTGGCTCATGGGAAACTTTTGAGTATACATCTTTAAGCTGGACCGCTTCGCTTGAAGGACTTATCTATCTTCAAAAAACCAACTGCTTAAGCACTCCCGATCTTAGAGCGATGCAGTTTGGCCGTCAAAAAATACTTATACGTTATCAGCGTACCGATACGTCAAATAACGTTTATTTAGAGGAGGGCACAGGCATTATTACAAGCATATCGGACACAGCCGATACAGGGTCGGCTGCTACCTTTAGCATTGAAATAAAGGGCACCGGGGCACTGACAATAGTATTTACACCCACACCAATAAACCCCACGGCAAAAGTGAAAAGATTAGAATATACGGCCAGCGGCGGCGAAACCTCTTTTGCCAACGCCGCGCTGCAAGGCAAAGACATTGTCGTAGTATCGTTAGACGGTATTATGCGCTCAAAGATTATAACCGCAGGCACGCCCACCGATCAGGAGGCTAAGTATACATCGGCCAGCGGGACAATAACATTTCCAATGGCTTTAGACAACGACATGGAGGTTGTAGTTTTATACCAAGATATATGAGACTAATAATACTTTTTTTACTGCTATCGCTTGGGGCTATGGCCCAGGAGCCACCTTATAACCCTATGCGTTCCAACTACCGTTTTAGAGGCGTAAGGGTCGACTCTCTTTTTATGACACCGTCTTTTACCGATACCACAGCCGCAAATGCCGTAGGGCTCAACACTATCCCCGGCAATATGATCCGGGTGGACTCAATTATATACGTACGGACTGGGACTAAATGGGTAAAGCAGGGTGGGGGAAGTTCAATAGATACTACTTCTTTAAGCAATAGGATCAATGGCAAGGCAGATAGTTCAATTGCAATTCAGAAAGTGCTAAATAATGGAAATGTTGCATTTAATCAAGAGATTGATTTATATGACACAACAGGTGGAAAATATAGAGAATTATATATG